GCTCTCCAAAGGGAGGCTATATGCCGCTCGACCTAGCCAGTCAGATCCTCGCAGTCGCGGTCCAGATTTTTCTCTGGATCATGACTAACGTTGGTTTGATCGACAAAGTCGTTTGACGAAGGTGGTTTAATCCACCTTGACAACCCGGGGTGGTATGGATCGGACAATCGGAACAGTGCTTTTACACTTATTACGATATCCTTCATACCCTCCGGTGTTGTCTATAGCCTTTCCTGTGAAGAGCAGCCTCTATGAGCAACTCTCAAATCATTGAGAAACTCAATTTCCTAAGGAGATGTCATGTTTAGTAACAGTGTTTTAGTTACCAAAAATGCCGATAACCAGATCGTCATCATCTCGAGCCTTTGTTATAAAGGTGAGGATGGTGAGGAATCCAGTTGTCGCTTCACCGGTTACGGGATTCAATCCGTAATCGATCAGTTGCAGGTCTCCCGCCATGCTGTGGTTTCCCATTATGGGGAACCTCAATATGACGCGGTCATTGAGAAACTCTTAACACTCCGTGGGATGATTCTTCTTTGCCCGCAGCCGTCCTTTGGTGCAGCCTCAGATTTTGAGGCTCGCTGGGGGACGCTACCGCTGGTTATTGAAGAAGCCCATAGGGTGGTGGTTCGAGAGTTAGTGCTCAAGGACGAAGAGTAATTCCTCGTCCCTCACCAATACATCACACCAAGGAGCCCTCATGCAGGATACAGTGGTAGTAATTTTGGAAGAGGATTTTACTCCTAACCATTTTGCTATTTCACTGGCCTGTATCTTGGGCTTCGTGTGTGCAAGTGTGTTGGTGAGTCTCAACGTTGTTGAGATTGGTCTCGCCATAAAGGATTTTATACCAATATGGCGTTAAGTCCTTTCCTCAATGATAACCCAAACGACCTAGCCTATGCGTTGGGGCAGGTAAGCAAAGAGCTCAAGTTGGCTGATGGCGAGCGGGTCGAAGTCTTCGTGACTGTCGATGGTAGGGTGGTGCTAACCACTGGTTTGATTCATCCTGATTCTTTGGTGAATCATTCAAGTGAAAAGCGCCTCCCCCACCGTGGTCGTGAGAAGATACGATCCTACCTCGCCTTTACCAAATTTGTTCGAGCCTTTCCTTATCGCACGGTTCGCCGGATAGTCCCGACAGTCACTACCTCAAAAGGGAACATGATTGTCTCGATTCGAGGCAAAGCTGTGCGGTCGTCACGTGCAATGAATAAAGCTCGCACGTGGTCTGTAGGTAAAGGTAAAACTTCCTACAGTGCTAAACCCAAAGTCCCGAGATCATCTAACCTTCGCCCTAGTCCCGAAAGCCTGACTCGTCCGTTTTTACGGACGTTTCAGACAGGACAACCCCTGAATACAATACAGGACGTTGTCCCCACCACTGTCTATTACAGAGAGTGGACCGGATCAAGGACACCAGGTTGGGGAAAGATAAAACGCAAAAGGTACGTTGATAACAATCATACCGTGCGGATCATCGATGTGGGCATAAATCGCTATTGTTGGCACCAGGAGCAACCAGCTACTGGCAACTTCGATTTGCGAATACAGCCCTATGACTGGGTCTATGCAGCACCTAGCTCGCCAGTTCCTTCTGTTGAATTGGCGGATTTTAATGCACTCAAGAGGCTCATAGCGAATTCGAACACAGGTATACAAAGTAACCTGGCCCAGAATATCGCTCAAGTGAGTCAACTTTCGGCGCTCATTTTTACTAATGCTACGATGATCGCTTCGAGTTTACGACAATTGAAACGGTTCAACATACCCGGCGCAATTGCCGCTCTTGGTGCAGGACAAGTTAGCCCTAAGTGGAAGGGAGCGAAAGGCTCACCCAGTATTGGTAAAACTGTGGCCCAGAATTGGCTACAGCTCCAGTACGGGTGGAAACCGTTACTCTCCGACATTGAAGGCTTCCTTAAGATCATGGGGAACATTAGTTCCACCAATGATTTTGTCCAAAAGGTGCGCGGTTCGGCTAAGGCAACTAAGCAGTTTGTGGATAAAACCTACCCTCCTGGGAATAGCATCATTGGGTTTGGAAATACGGGTGTTACAACCCATACAGTACAGACCTCAGTGAAGTATGTTCTCAGGATGCGGATGGATAACCCACTCGCTGCTCTCTTTGCCCAAACCGGTTTTACAAACCCCGTCGCTCTCGGATGGGAGTTACTTCCATTTAGCTTCGTTGCTGACTGGTTCCTTCCTATCGGTGATTACCTTGAGGCACTTGGTGCCTGGAAAGGGTTTACCTTTTTGGGAGGTTCCAAAACCAGCTTTACGAGGATTAAAATGGATTCTGCCATTAGCTACAACGGTGTCTCGCAACTCAACCCGACCGTGAACGTTAGACTCAACGCGAATTTCCAGTGGGACGAGATTAGGTTGGTTAGGTCTGCTCTTTCGAGCTGGCCTTCTCCAATCTTACCCTCGTTTAATTCCGCTGGGATAAGCGGAGGTTCTCCTATTCTTGGAAAAGAAGGGGAGTTCCTCAAGAGTCGAGCCGTGAACGCAATCGCTTTGTTAGCGCAGGCATTCAAGTAGCGAGACTAATGGCTTTTCTTTCTTAGAAAGGAAGTACTCACATGGCCGCATTAGCGGCAGTGAAGTTGAGCGGCATCATCAACCATGCGCTTGCTCGTCTTACGACGAGCGCCACGGTCGGTGTCGACTCGACGATGAGCCCCGAAGGGATTTCCCCTTTGGGTGTCGCGTCGTGGGTGGACCGTAGCGTAGGATACGCTATTGCCTACCC